AGTTGCAGCATGGACCAAGGTGAACGCCGGAACAAGTTTCGATGATGAACGAGTTACCATCGGTACAAACGGTGTCGGTTCAGCCGCAACCAATTTCCTATCCACAAAATTTCATGGTAAAACATGGCAGAATGGAACAATGGTTGAAGTCATCTGTAAGGATGGGGGTAATTATATTGATGTCAAAACAAAGGAAAAGACAGGAAGTGGCACCGAGGTTTGCTTCATTCCCGACTATGAGCTTTTCGAAACGGATTCAATTAACTCTTTGGATACGATTGAACTACTTGAAGAACGTCTTGTATCGCTTCAAATGTCGTTTCCGGAAATTCGTTTCTCTTTTAATAAACGTCGGATTCAAGTTTCGGATCTGAAAAAATATTCTGCCCTGTTCAGCGAACATGTGGTAATTGAAAAATCTGATAACGTATCATTTTTCTTTGGTTCGTCCGAAGATGGTTTCCGATCAAACAGTTTTGTCAACGGTGTGAATACACGACAGGGTGGTTCATATGTTGACTATATTGTAAATGGTGTAGTTGAAGAACTGGTCACCATGATCAAAAAGAAACACAAAATTGATGTCGTAAAAGCCACAATTAAAAATGGTTTAACCTTTGTTCTATTTGCTCGAAACTTTGTCAATCCTAAGTTTGATTCACAGACGAAGGAAAAATTGACGAACCCAATGAGTAATGTAAAGGAACATTATGAGGGTGCCGAATGCAGAGATTTTGCATTTTATGCTCGTAAAATTCTCAACACACCCGAGATTATTGATCCGATCATTGAGGCTCAGTTGGCCAAGAAAATTGCGGCTGACAGACGTGCCGCAACCATGGCTCAGAAAAAACTTAAAAAGGTCAAGGTTGCCAAACATATTGCGGCAAATACCGATAACGCCACACTTAAAATCGTAGAGGGTGACTCAGCGATGGGTTTCCTTTTGAAAGTACGTGATCCAAATAAGGTCGGTGCGTTTCCTCTCCGTGGTGTCATTATGAATACATGGGATATGAAACCTGCCGATGTTCTGAAAAATAAGGAACTGAGTGAATTGGTCGCCGTACTTGGTTTGGATATTAATAATCCGAACAGTGTTGATGATATGACATATGAATACATTGCGACGCTCACCGACGCTGACCATGACGGCATTGGTCACATCTCACCTCTACTGATTGCCTTCTTCTACAAGTTCTGGCCTCGGTTGCTCAAGGAACGTCGTGTAAAAATCACTCGGACACCTATTATGATTTCCACTAAAGGTAAAGATACCAAGTGGTTCTACACCTATGAGGAGGCTTCAGAATTTAAAGCTAATGAGTCTGGTTGGAAACATCGGTATATAAAAGGCTTGGGTTCATTGCAGGAAAACGAGTATGATATTATAATTAACAAACCAACATACGACACAGTGACTGTGGATGATGTGAAAATTTTTGAAATGATGTTCGGCAAGGATGCTGGACTGCGTAAGGAGTTTATGTTCGCATGAGTGTACTAGATTTTGTTACTGATACACCTATGAAAGGTGATTATCCAATCTCTAAAGTTGCTGCAAATGAGTGGTTAAGTTTTGCTAAATATACAGTAGAGTCCAGGGCCATTCCAAATATGATTGACGGAATGAAACCGGTCCAACGATTCTATTTGTACTCATCCATCCTTAATTCTAAAAAGGACTTTAAAAAGGTTTCTGCCGTTTCTGGTATTATTTCAGATTACGGCTATAACCACGGAGAAGCTTCAGCGGCTGGTGCTGGTCAGTTAATGGCAGCTGAATGGAATAACAACATTTGTCTGGTCGAAGGCCGTGGTTCATTTGGTACTCGACTTGTACAAGAGGCTGGTGCTGCTCGATATGTCTATACTCGACTGCACGAGAACTTTAACAAATATATCCAGGATTTGGATCTGTCACCTCAACACGAGGACCCAGAACACGAACCACCTGCATTCTATCTACCAGTAATACCATTGGTATTGGCGAATGGTGCCAAAGGTATTGCGACAGGGTTTGCTACAAATATCTTACCTCGTGATCCTAAGGCGCTGGTCAAGGCATGTTCTGAATATGTCAAAACACAGAAAATTAAAAAACGTATTCCAGTTAAATTCCCAGAGTTCAATGGCTTTGTTCAGTTTGACCAGGAGACTCAGAAACATACAGTGCTCGGTCGGTTCGTAAAGAAAAGCAAAACCGTTATGATGATTAATGAGGTCCCATATGGATTTGATCGTGAGTCGTATGTAAAAATCCTGGATAAACTCGAGGAGGATGGTGACATCGTCTCCTATGAGGATCTATGTGATAAAAAAGGCTTTCAGTTCGAAGTGAAATTAAAACAGAACACCTCTGCAAATTGGACCGATGCTCAAATCATATCCAAATTTAAATTGAGTAAACCATTGACTGAGAACCTAACAGTTATTGGACCGAATGGTAACCTTAAGGAATATACAGACGAACGTGATCTGATTAAGGACTTTTGTGATTATCGTTTAGGTGTCCTACAGAAACGTATTGATCTTCAGTTGACTGAGGAGAATGAACTGTCACGTTGGCTGAATGTTAAAATGGAATTTATCCAACGAGTACTCGATGATGAAATTGTCTTTAAAAACAAAAAGAAAAATGAAGTAGGTAAACAAATTATGGGAACAACTTCAGCCCTGCTGGACGATGTTGACCGACTGCTTCGTATTAACATTTTGAGCCTGACTGATGAAATGGTTAAACAGTTAGAGGTGGAAATCAAGGAATGCCACAGCCGTATTACTTACTGGACTGCCACGACACCTCAGGAACAATTTTTACAGGATATTCAAGGTTTATAATTATTCTTCACAAGCTGTAACTGTTTTTCAAGCCGTCCTAGTGACGGCTTTTTTCCTTTATATAAATATGTATGATTAATCATTAATTCAGAGGCACATAATGGCAATTAACAATTATTTGACGCCTACCTCCTTCTCGGTAATCATTGACAGATTACCTAATGTTGAATTTTTTACTCAAAAGGTAAATATTCCATCATTGGCGGCAGGATCGGTCCAACAGCTTACTCCACTTAATCCAATTTATCACCCAAAAACTGAATTGGCTTATGCGGATTTGGATGTCACATTTATTGTTGACGAAAAAATGCTAAACTATAAAGAAATTTATTATTGGATAGTACAAAACTCGTCACCTGAAACGACAGACAATTATAAAGAAGCTGAAGCAAGATCAGATGTGTCTGTGATTATTAATAACAGTCACAGAAATGCAAACCAGAAATTTACATTTAAGGATTGCTTCCCTACTGACTTGTCTCCTTTATCTTTGGATATTACTGGTACCGATATTATCTATCCAGAGGTAACAGCGACCTTTAGATATACTACATTTGATATTGAGGATGTTTCCGGTTATAATACTACCGGTTGACATAATACAGTTAGTGTATTATAATATACATTTAATGTACCATAACTAACGAAGAGTTTATAATGAGCACAGATGATATAAGTGAACTATGGGCAAAAGACTCTCCCATTGACGAAACAAATTTGGTAGGTGAATCCAAACGGATCCCTACTCTTCACAGCAAGTATTATAATATGTATTATAAGGAAGTGCTGAGGGTCAAAAAGCTACGTTTTGATTACAAGGAACTCGAAAGGCTCAAATTTGAGTACTACACAGGCTCGTTGGACGAAGAGACTATGCGAGAGCATGGCTGGAGGCCATTTCAGCTAAAAGTTCTCCGGTCGGACCTGGATAAATATATTCAGGCGGATAAGGATATTATCCAACTGAGTCTTAAAATGGATTATCACAAGGCTCGAGCAGATTTCCTAGAAGATATAATTAAAACAATACACAGTAGAAATTTTGTGATTAAAAATATGATAGATGTACTGAAATTCCAGGCAGGTGAATATTAATAATGGATAAAATAACGGCTGAATACTTAGACTCTGTGTATATGAGACTTGTCTGTGATGCTAGCATCAAACAAGAACTCTCAGAGTTTTTTAGTTTTCGGCCTGAAGGCTATCAGTTTCATCCATCATTTAAGGCTAGATATTGGGACGGTTACATTCGACTCTTCAGTCCTATGAAACCAGTTCTGTATGTTGGTCTCCTGGAAAAATTAAAAGAGTTCTGCGAAGTCCGAGATTATCAGCTTGAGGTGGATCAGCAATTCCAAGAAGCAAAAGTACCAGATAATTACGGTTACGAAGTCGCAGAAGAAATTAACTGTAAATTCACACCACGTGACTATCAGAATGATTATGTAGTAAATGCTATTAAAAAGAATAGAACATTATCTGTCTCGCCGACGTCATCTGGTAAATCATTAATCATTTATCTTATTCAGCAACATTATTATCAAGCCTTTCAGCATCGTACTCTAATCATTGTTCCGACAATTGGTTTGGTACATCAGATGAAAGGTGACTTTATTGACTATGGGTGCAATCCAGAACACATTTACACAATCCAAGGAGGTGTAGATAAAAATACTGCCGCACCCATAGTCATCTCTACATGGCAGTCACTGATTAAATTGCCAAAGGAATGGTTTGACCAGTTCCGTGTTGTGCTTGGTGACGAGGCACATCTATTCCAAGCTAAATCACTTACAAAGATTATGGAAAAGCTCACTGATTGTGACTATCGGCATGGGTTTACTGGTACTCTTAAATCGTCTGAATCAAAAACACACCGCATGGTATTAGAAGGATGTTTTGGGCCGGTTGTCAAATATGTCAGTACAAAGGATCTGATGGATCAAGGTACTGTTGCTGATTTCCAGGTAAAGGCAATCACACTGTCTCACTCAAAGGACGCTCGTAAAGTCTTTAAGGATGCCATAAATAAAGTCGACAAGGTTAAAAAATATCCTGCCGAACGAGAGTTCATAGTCAATCACGAAAAACGAAATCTGTTTATACGGAATCTACTCTGGTCACTAGAAGGCCAGAATAATCTTGTTCTTTTTGATTTGGTTGAAAAACACGGGAAAATATTAGAACCCTTGTTGCACAAGGACGATCGTCAATTACATTTTATATACGGTGCAACTTCAGGAGAAGAACGTGAACGTATTCGACACTTGGTGGAAAATGACCCAATCAAACAACATGATATACTTGCATCTTATGGTGTGTTTTCAACGGGTGTAAACCTTAAGAAACTTGACAATGTAATCTTTGCTTCTGGTTCAAAATCAGAAATAAAAGTACTTCAATCTATTGGTAGAACATTGAGGAAGGGAAATGATGCAGATAAAGCTACTCTTTATGATATTGCTGATGACCTCAGCTCTGGCTCATTTGAAAACTATACTCTCCGTCATTTCAGAAAGAGAATTGAAATTTATTCTTCAGAAGAGTTTCCATTCAAAATTTATACAGTAGACATATAATTGGTTTTTTAAGGTGCATAACCTTATTATACACACTTCTGAGAATATGTCAACACGTAGAACGAAAAAAGTTGAAAAAAAATTTGTTGACTTTTGTTTGGGTACGTGATACTATAAAACAAATCCACCCATAAAAGAGGAACTCAATTTGCTATGGCAGCTAAACGTAAAAGAAATTATGTAAACAATAAGGACCTATTGGATTCTCTAATTAAGTATAGAGCAGACTGTAAAGAGGCAGAGGATTCAGGTGAACCTACACCTAAGGTACCAGACTACATTGGCAGTTGTATTTTTCAGATTGCAACTCGACTAGCCACCAAGCCAAACTTTTCAGGCTATTCATATAAAGAGGATATGATTTCAGATGGCATTGAAAACTGCCTTCAATATATCCACAACTTTGATCCAGAAAAATCACAGAATCCATTTGCGTATTTTACCCAGATTATTTGGTATGCCTTTCTACGTCGTATTCAGAAAGAGAAAAAGCAAATGTATATCCGATTTAAATCGTCGCAGAATATGATGACAGAAGCTCAAATTCATGATTCAAGTGATGTACAAATTCATTTGAATGCTACTCCCGACTATATCAACGATTTTATTGAGGATTTCGAGGATAAAATTAAAACGAAAAAGAAGTGAGGTATTATGAAAATACTAATTTTTGGATTGCCCGGAAGTGGTAAAACCACTCTGGCCAAACCTTTTGCTGATTTGATTGGTGGTGTTCATATTAATGCCGACGAGGTTCGAGAGCATTATGATGACTGGGACTTTACCCCTGAAGGCCGTATGAGACAAGCACAACGAATGCGTCATCTGAGTGATGGTGTGGTGAGAGCAGGTAAAATTGCTGTTACTGATTTTGTTTGTCCTACTGAGGAGGCTCGGCTAGCATTTGATCCAGATTTTACGGTTTGGATGGATACCATTAAGGAAGGTCGATTTGAAGATACTAATAAAATGTTTCAAGCACCACCTAAATGTGATTACCATGTAAGTGAGTGGTTCGAAGATACTCATGTCGAGCTGTTAAAAGTAGTTAAAAAATGGATGGAGCGAGATGTCTGAAGTAGTTACTCGTAAACGTCACCTAGCCAAAGCGGTTACGTGGCGTATTATAGCAAGTATCACAACAGCACTTATTGCATGGTTTTTTGGTCTACCACCAAAGGCGGTAGGTGCTGTTTTTGTGGCAGATTTGATAATCAAGTTTATCTTATATTATGCGCACGAACGGGTATGGTATAAGCATATAAGATTTGGTCTTAAGAAATAAAAAAAAAGGAAGTAAATGATGTTTGATCCACAGAAGCCAACAGTACAGATGTTGGGTAGGTGGCAGCCATGGCATGACGGCCATACTGCTTTGTTTAAAAAATGTGTTGACATTACTGGCCAAGTGTGTATAATGGTAAGAGATGTTGGCGGAATTGTCGGTCAGGATGCTGGTGCAGGTCGGACTGCCAAACAAGATGACAACCCCTTCGATATTGAAGTGGTAAGGAGGAACATTGAAGCCGGATTACAAGAACATGGTTTTAGTCTTGGTGTGGAATATGTTATTCTGGACGTCCCTAATATTGTTGATATTTCCTATGGGCGCGGTGTTGGTTATACTTTTACTGAGCATGACCTTGGTGCTGACATCCATGGAATATCTGCGACAAAAATTAGAGCAAAGATGAGAGAAGAGGGCAAACTTTGAAAATTGCAATAGTAACAGATATGCATATTGGTGTTCGTGGAGACAGTAAGGTCTTTCAGAATCACCAAGAAAAATTCTTTCTCGAAGTATTTTTTCCATATCTGGATGAGCATGGTATTGATACAGTATTTGATCTCGGTGATACATTTGATCGCCGTAAATACATTAATTATGTGAGCCTACAACGAGGTAAGGAATATTTCTTTGAACAGATGGCCAAACGTGGTATTAAATACCATGCTCTTGTCGGTAACCACACGACATATTATACCAATACGAACGAGGTAAATTCTATGAATTTGCTTTTACGTGAGTATGATAATTTTAAAATTTATGAACACGAGCCCGAGGAATTACAATTAGGATCTACAAAGTTCCTAATGGTTCCTTGGATTACTCGTGACAATGCTGAACGATGTATGGAAGCAATCCAGAGCAGTGATGCAAATGTACTGATGGGTCACCTTGAAGTCCAAGGCTTTGAGATGATGAAAGGTACTGTTTGTACACACGGTTTGGATATGAATGTATTCAAGAACTTTGAAGGTGTGTATTCTGGTCATTTCCATCATCCATCACAGTATCGTAATATTGAATACCTAGGTGCGCCGTATGAAATGACATGGTCAGATTACCAGGGCAAACGTGGGTTCCATATTTTTGATACTGAAACTCGTGAGGTCACTAAGGTTCTCAATCCGAATCGTATATTCCACAAAATTGACTACGATGATGAGGATATGACTGTTGACGATATTGCAAGCTTAGATGTGTCTATGCTTGAGGATGCATATATCAAGGTTATTGTTAAAAACAGAACTAATCCTTACATATATGATCTGTTCATGAGTCGCCTTGCTGATTCTGGTGCCGCAGATGTAAAAGCGGTTGATGATGCTCTCAATCTTGAATCAGCAGGGGTTGACGAAATACTTGACGAAACCAAGGATACTAAGGAAATCCTACATAACTATATCGATTCACTTGATACATCGGTTGACAAAAATAAAATCAAGAAAACGATTGATGATCTTTATATAGAGGCTATGAATATTACATAATGCGAATTACTTTTAAAAGCGTAAAATATAAAAATACATTATCAACAGGAAATTCATTTACCACAATTCAGCTAGACCGGAAACCGACCACTCTAATTAGTGGCTCAAATGGTAGTGGTAAATCAACTCTGCTTGATGCTATTGTTTATGGGCTGTATGGTAAACCTTTTCGTAAGATTAACAAACCACAGCTAGTGAACAGTATCAACAGAAAGGATATGCTTGTAGAGGTAGCCTTTTCAGTCGGTGGGTCCAATTATATGGTTCGCCGTGGTATGAAACCAAACGTCTTTGAAATTTTTAAAGATGGTGGCTTGCTGAATCAAGATTCGGCCAAGAGAGATTATCAGTCATACCTTGAACAAAATATCCTGGGGATCAATTATAAATCATTTAACCAGATTGTTGTCCTTGGTAGTGCTACATATGTTCCGTTTATGGAATTACCAGTAGGTCAACGCCGAGAGATTATTGAGGATCTACTTGACATTCAGGTATTCAGTACGATGAACCTATTGGTCAAGGATAAGATTAATGATAATAAAACTAGTGTATCTGATAACAGTTATAAAATTGATCTGGTCGAATCCAAAATTGAATCTGCTCAGGAACACAGTGATCAAATCCGTGATCTAAAGGAAGCAGAGGTTGCTAAAATTAAGGAGAAGATGGGTGAGCACATATCGAACATTGAGACGGAGAAAGAACACATCGAAGGTATCGAAGGTGAGATCACCGCGCTCATTGAAACCATCCAAGATAAGGCGAGCATCAAGTCAAAAGCCGAGAAGGC